GTTCAGGTTTAGTAATCGTTGGAGAAAAATGTCAACAACCATGTGGATCAAAAGCTCCAGGTATTTGGCAAATGAATACAGTATATGATTTCGTAAAAGATGATAATTGGGTTTATAATTATGCAGATTTAGATTATTTAGTAATTGCTGGTGGTGGTGCAGGAACTGCACAACATCAACCCGCAGGAGCTAATGGAGGATCTGGAGGTGGTGCTGGTGGTATGGTTTCTTCTTATTGTAATCCCTCTGCGGCAGCTTTAAGTTTAAAATGGGGAACTCACGCCGTTGTAGTTGGAGGTGGAGCATCAGCAACAAATGCTCAACCACAACCTGGAGTTCAAGGAACTCCTTCTACTTTTTCAACAATCACTGCTACAGGAGGTGGTGGTGGAGCGTCTAATGCCGCTGGTCAAGCTGGAGGATCTGGTGGTGGAACAAATTTAAACTGTGCAGCAGGAGGTGCTGGTAATACGCCCGCAGCTCCAGCTGCATTAGGAGGACCTCAAGGATTTCCTGGTTCTCCAGGAGTACCTTCTTCAGGAGGTGGTGGAACTGGAGGTGGTGGTGCCGGTGGCGCTGGAGGAACAAACTATGTAAGTCCAAACAAAAATGGTGGTAATGGAGGTGCTGGAAAAGCAAATTCAATTACAGGAAGTCCAATTCTTTATGCTGGTGGAGGTGCTGGAGCGGCTTATGGTTGTGGTACTCCAGGTACAGCAGGTACAGGTGGTGGTGGAAAAGCTAATAATAATAGTCCATCCGCAGGCCGTCCTGGTCCTTATTTAAGTGGTCAAGCAAACAAAGGTGGTGGTGGTGGAGGTGGTGGATCTAATATTTCAAGTCTTCCAGCTACAACAATAGCAGCCGGTTCTGGAGGATCGGGAATAGTAATTTTAAGATCAAGTCAATATTTATCAACATGTAGTGCGTGTGCACCCGTTAATTCACCTGATGGTGGTACAAGTACATTTATAGCAACATTTAATGCATCAGCCAATTTAACAATTGGTCAAGCACCTACTAATGGTTTTGATTATTTAGTTGTAGCTGGTGGTGGCGCCGGTGGACAACAAAGAGGTGGTGGAGGTGGTGCTGGAGGATTTAGATCTTCTTTTCCAGGTGGAACAAAAGTATTTTTAGCACCAGGAACGAATCAAGTAGTAGTTGGAGCAGGAGGAGCAGCTACACCTACATGTTCAAACACTAGATGTGCTGGAACTCCTGGAGAGGATTCACATGTCGGATATATAACAAGTTTTGGAGGTGGAAAAGGTGGATATCAAGATAATGATGATGGCCATCCGGGTGGTTCAGGTGGTGGTGGAGAAGGTCGATTTGCTACGTGTGGAGGAGCTGGAAATATTCCCACGAATAGTTCACCTCAATCTCCTGTTCAAGGTTATGCAGGTGGAAACGCTTCAGGAACTCAAAATCCACCAGATGGATATTCTTCTGGAGGCGGTGGTGGAGCTACTGCCGCAGGATCACCTAATCCAAGTGCTACTCAAGGTGGCGCAGGAGGAGCAGGAAAAGCTAATTCAATTTCAGGATCTTCAGTAACTTATTCTGGTGGTGGTGGAGGTGGAACAGGATCTTATTCTAATACTCAAGGAACTGGTGGTGCAGGAGGTTCTGGAGGTGGTGGAGCTGGTGGAAATGGTGGAGCAGCACCTGTAGTTAGTGGAACAGCTGGAACAGTTAATACTGGGGGTGGCGGAGGTGGCGCTGCTGTAGGCCCAGGATCAGTGGTAGGAGCAGGAGCAGCCGGAGGGTCAGGAATTGTTATTTTAAGAATAGCAACAGCTTGCGCACCAGGCAGTTTAGCAGTAGCTCCTGGAACTAACCAATTAACAACAGATGGGTCTTGTAAAGTAGCTACATTTACTGTATCTGGAACGTTGACAGTATAGAAAAATTAAATTATAAATATAACTTTTAAGGAGTAAAAATATGGCACATTTCGCAGAATTAGATGGTAATAATGTAGTAACAAGAGTGGTGGTTGTTGGAAATGATATTCCTACAGCAGCAGGTCCTTTAGGATCTAATGATATGCATGTAGATGGAGAATCATGGTGTATTAATTTCTTTAAAGGTGGAACTTGGAAACAAACTTCTTACAATAATAATTTTAGAAAACAATATGCAGGCAAAGGCTATAGCTATGATTTTGCTAAAGATAAATTTATTTGTCCTCAACCATATGCATCTTGGTCATTAGATGGAAATGATGATTGGCAAGCTCCAGTTACTTATCCAACTGATACTACAGATAAATATATAACTTGGGATGAAGCAGGACAACAATGGACTGCAACAGATATTAATAACGATAATAAATACAATTGGGATGCATCAGCTCTAGCTTGGGTATCCGCATAAGGAGACTCATATGGCTAGCCCTTCAGCCTCATCAAATGGTGGACTAATCGGAAAAACGAATACAACTTCGTTTGGAAAATGTTCAGTTACAACTAAAACAGGTACAGGCGCAATCACTACAAAAGCCGGAACTAGAGTTATTAAAACTTTAATAGTTGGCGGTGGTGGAGGTGGTGGTGGATCTGTTGGTTCTGGTGGTGCTAATGGAGGTGGTGGTGCTGGTGGAATTAGATGTTTAGAATTAAATGTTTGTGGAAATACACCTTACACAGCTACAGTAGGAGGTGCAGGAACTGCAGGACCTACGAGCTCACCAGGTTATGGTGGAGATGGTGGAGATTCTTCTTTAGCAATTGGATGTACAACTTACACTGCAACAGGTGGAGGTGGAGGTGCTTCTCCTACTTCTCCTAAAGATGGTAATACTGGAGGATCCGGCGGCGGTGGCGGCGGAGGTGGTGGTGCTTGTTCTGGTGGAGCAGGAAATACTCCTCCAACAACTCCTCCTCAAGGAAATCCAGGTGGTGATCAACTTCACACGGGACCAGGTTATGGTGGTGGAGGCGGCGGTGGTCACACTGCAGCAGGTGCTAATGGTACATCAAGTGCCGGAGGTGCTGGTGGAGCAGGAACAGATTTTAGTCCAACATATGGAAACATTGGCCCAACATGTTCAGTATTCGGTGGTGGAGGCGGTGGTGGAGTTTATGAAAGTCCTGGAACCCCAGGAGCTGGTGGAACAGGTGGGGGTGGAGCTGGGTCTGATGGACCAAGTGGTAATGCGGCTGGAACAACAAACACCGGAGGTGGTGGAGGTGGCTCAGGTCAAGGAAATGCTGGTTCAGCAGGTGGATCAGGAGTCGTAGTAGTAAAAGAATTAAACAAAGCAGATGGTGTATGGTCAATGCAATCACAATTTCAAGCGCAAGCAGCCGGAACATGGCCAAAATTTTTAGCAACTTTCCCAGGTGTAGATTATTTAGTAGTCGGAGGTGGTGGAGGTGGATCTCCCGGATTAGCAGGTGGAGGTGGAGCTGGAGGTTATCGTGCTTCTGGTTATGGACCCTCACCTTTACGAGGAACAGCATTAGTAGTTGAAGAAGGCTGTCACGCTATTGTAGTAGGTGATGGAGGAGCTGGAGCAGCATGTGGAAATGATTCAAGTTTTGCGGCCGGCGAATCTTTTGGAATAACAGCATCTGGTGGTGGTAAAGGTGGTAGTACAAATCAACAAGGAACTACTGGTGGATCTGGTGGTGGAACCGGATGTAATGATGGTGGTGCCCCTGCAGGAGTTGCAGGTAACGCGGGTGGATACACTCCTCCAGAAGGAAATGCTGGTGGTGGTGGTTGGCCCGGACCTCAACCTTATTCAGGTGGTGGTGGAGGTGGCGGTGGTGCCGGTGGAGCAGGAACAAATATGCCTGGTCCTAATGCCTCTGGTCCTGGAGGACCCGGAGTTCCTAATACAATTAGTCCATCTTTCCCTCTTTCAACATTTGCTGGAGGTGGTGGTGGTTCAGGTCACACTGGTGGACCTAGAGGAACTGCACCTGCTGGATCTGGTGGACCAGGCGGTGGTGGCGGTGGTGGAACAAGTAGTACGGGTGGTGGAGCTCCTGGAACTGCTAATACCGGTGGTGGCGGTGGAGGTGGTGGTTATACTTTCCCTGCTGGTAGTAATAGAACTGGTTTAGCTGGAGGATCAGGAGTTGTTATATTAAGATTTCCAGATAGTGCATGTTTAACTGCAAGCCCAGGAACGAATAGTGTAGCACCTGCACCAGGTTCTACAAAAATTGCAACATTTACGGTTACTGGAACCTTATCAGTTACACCTTAATTTTTAATATTTACTTTTTCTTTATTTTAAAGTATATCTTGAATATAAAGATATATATATATGAATCTTACAAATTATTATTGGTATTTTCAATCCGTTGTTCCTTCTAGAATTTGTGATGAAATTGTTCGTTACGGAAAACAACTTCAAGATCAAATGGCAGTTACAGGTGGTTTTGGGAATCAAAACTTAAATTCAAAACAAATTAAAGATTTAAAAAAGAAAAGAGATTCCAATATTGTATGGATGAATGATCGTTGGATTTATAACGAAATACACCCTTATGTTAACACCGCAAATACAAATGCAGGATGGAATTTTCAGTGGGATTGGTCTGAGGCCTGTCAATTTACTAAATATGAAAAAGGTCAATTTTATGATTGGCATTGTGATGGTTGGGATAAACCATACAACAGAGAAGGTAATAACCCATCTAATGGTAAAATTAGAAAATTATCAGTAACTCTAACACTATCTGATCCAAAAGAATATAAAGGCGGAGAGTTAGAATTTGATTTTAGAAACATGGATCCCGATAAAAAACCTAATATATATAAGTGTAAAGAAATATTACCTAAAGGATCCTTGGTGGTGTTTCCAGGGTTTGTGTGGCATAGAGTATGCCCAGTTAAAAAAGGAACAAGACATAGTTTAGTTATATGGAATTTAGGGTGGCCATATAGATAAAGGGGAATATGAAAAAGAAAAAATTTAGAAAACAAAAGACAAAGAAAAAATTAGATGAGGTATCTTGCGGAAGTGCGAAATCTTTTCCTTCTCAATTATTTAGAGAAGATTATTTTAAATGTCCTATATGGTTTGCTGATGAATCAGCGTTTGTAAATAAATTAAATAAAGCATCTGATTCCTATATTGAAACAGCTAAAAAAACTTTAGAAAAAAATATAAATGAAAGAAATAAAAAATTTGGAGATAAAGGAGATATGGGTCATGTATTTCATTCTACATCTTTAATAGGAGATCCTAATTTTTTAGAGTTACAAAACTATATAGGTGCTACAGCTCATAATTTATTACTAGAAATGGGTTTTGATTTAACTAATTATCAAGTCTTTACAACGGAGCTGTGGGTACAAGAATTTGCTAAAAAAGGTGGAGGTCATCATACTTTACATACTCATTGGAATGGTCATATCTCTGGTTTTTATTTTTTAAAGGCTAGCGAAAAGACATCACGACCTATATTTGAAGATCCAAGACCAGGTAATATGATGAATCTATTACCTCAGAAGGATCCTTTAAAAATAAATTATTCGTCGCATCAAGTTAATTATTTAGCCAAACCAGGAAGAATGATATTCTTTCCATCTTATATGCCACATATGTATTCAGTAGATATGGGGTATGAACCATTCAGGTTTATACATTTTAATTGTCAAGCTGTACCAAAAGGAGTTGTTCAATGGACCCCAAAATAATAAAAGATTTTTTAGAGCCCGAACAATTTGAAGACATTCAAAAAATGTTTTATCTACCCACGTTTCCTTGGTATTTAAATAAAATATTAAATGAAAATGAAGAGAGACAATTTACACATTCTTTCTTTTTAAGACAAAAAAGAAATTCAGATTTTTTTCCTTTTCTTCGTCCTTTTGTAAAAAAATTAAATATGTTTATATTAGTAAAAGCTAAAGCTAATTTACTTTTAAAAACTACTAAAGTAGTAGAACATGGTTTTCATAAAGATTTTGATTTAAACCATGTACCTCTTTTAACTGCTGTATATTATGTTAATACTAATAATGGATACACACAGTTGAAAAATGGAACAAAGATACCAAGTGTTGCCAATACTATAGCTATTTTTGATACTCAAGAAATGCATACAGGAAGTACCTGTACTGATAAAGACCATCGTATAGTATTAAATTTTAATTATATAGAAGGAATAGAAGAAATAGAAGGAGTAAAAGATGACATTTAAAACAAATAAATATACAATATTAAAAGGAGCCATTAGTAGAGAGATAGCAGATTTTGCGTTTGCTTATTTCTTAAATAAAAGAAGGGTAGCACAATTTTTATTTGATCAAAAATACATTTCACCATTTACAGAATACTTTGGAGTATGGAATGATCACCAAGTGCCTAATACCTATTCTCATTACTCAGATATGGTTATGGAAACTTTGCTACAGAAAGTTAAACCCGTAATGGAGAAGCATACTAAATTAAAATTAAGTGAAACTTATTCTTATGCTAGAATTTATAAAAAAGGTGATGTTTTAAAAAGACACAAAGATAGATACTCTTGCGAGATATCTACTACCTTAAACCTAGGGGGAGATGAATGGCCTATTTATTTAGATCCAACAGGTAAGAAAGGTCAAGCTGGTATTAAAGTTATATTAGAACCAGGTGATATGCTAATCTATTCTGGATGTGATCTTGAACATTGGAGAGAAGAGTTTAGAGGAAATGATTGTGCACAAGTATTTTTACATTATAATAAAAAAGGTTCTAAGCTAGCTAAAGAAAATGAATTTGACAAACGTCCTTTTTTAGGACTTCCTGCCTGGTATAAAGGCTTTACTTTACCTACAAAATAAGTTATAAAATTACTCTGTGGGGGGAGACACCACCAATCACCCTCCCCCTACTTAACCATTTGAATTTCCTCCAGATCTGATATAAACCTTATAAACAGGATTTTTTATATGTTACAAAAGATAGGTTTTTTACCAGGATTTAATAAACAAGTTACAGCTACCGGAGCAGAAGCCCAATGGACAGGAGGGGAAAATGTTCGTTTTAGGTATGGGACTCCTGAAAAAATAGGTGGTTGGAATCAATTAGGCGAGGATAAATTAACAGGTGCAGCTAGACAGATGCACCATATCGTAACAAAAGAATCTATAAAATTTTCTATAATAGGAACTAACCGTATTTTATATGCTTATACAGGTGGTGTATTCTATGACATTCATCCTATTAAGACAAATTTTGGTACCTCTTATGGGGCTTTTACGTGTAATTTTTCTAGTGGACAGGCTGCTGTAACTATTACTTTTTCTGGTGGAGCATCAACAGCTGGTATGTCTGCTGGAGATATTTTATTAATGGACGATTTTACAGGTGGTACTGGAACAGGTTTTTCAGCTACAAATTTTGATAATAAAAAATTTATGATTACTTCAGTAGATTCTACTACGCAAGTAACAATAACAATGGGTAGTAATTCTGGAGCTACTACAACAGGAACTTTAAAAGTTCAATGGTATTATCCCGTAGGACCAGCTGAACAAGTAGGAGCTTATGGATGGGGTATATCTTTATATGGTGGTAAAATTTTAGGATCTACTACAACAACTTTAACAGCTCCAGGGTTAAACGATGATACAAATGGTACCGGTGGATCAGGAACTACAATTAATGTTGGAAGTACAACAGGATTTCCATCTTCAGGAACAAATTATTTTCAAGTAGGAACCGAAGAAATTTCTTACACAGGTGTAACAGCGACAAGTTTTACCGGTATAACAAGAGCAGTCAGAGGATCAACGCGATCTGCTCACAGTGGAGGTGCTACTGTAACTAATACTTCTAGTTGGACTGGATGGGGATCAGCTGCAGCTAACACTGATAAAGTAACGGACCCAGGACTTTGGTCTATTGATAATTTAGGAGATAATGTAATTGCTTTAATTCATAATAGTGTAGTAGTAGAATGGGATTCATCAGCTGCTAATGCTACATCTACTAGAGCTACAGTGATAACTGGTGCACCAACAGCTTCTAGAGATATGTTAGTATCTACACCCGACCGTCACTTAATTTTATTTGGAACAGAAACCACAATTGGAGACGCCACTACTCAAGATGATATGTTTATAAGATTTTCTTCTCAAGAAGATATAAATACATGGACTCCAACAGCAACCAATAGTGCTGGTACACAAAGACTGGCCGCCGGATCACGGATCATGGGAGCTAAACTAGGAAGAAATGCAATTTACGTATGGACGGATACCTCATTATTTACTATGCGTTTTGTGGGAACTCCATTTACTTTCGCTTACGAACAAGCGGGAACTAACTGTGGATTGATTGGTATGAATGCTGCGGTAGAAGTAGATGGAGCAGCTTACTGGATGTCTGAAAACGGTTTCTTTAGATACACTGGTAAACTAGAATCTATGGACTGTCTGGTTGAAGACTATGTTTATGACGATCTTAATAAAACTTCTAACCAATTAATATATTGTGGTCTTAATAACTTATTTGGAGAAATTATGTGGTTCTATCCAACAGCCAATTCAAATGTGGTTGATAGGGTTGTTTTGTTTAGTTATTTAGATTCAACTGCTGAAAGACCAATTTGGTTTACCAATGCAAGTACCTTATTTAGAAGAACCACTTGGACAGATTCTGCTGTCTTTGGTTTACCTCATGGTACAGCTTACGATGCAGGAAATGATACATCTTTTGATGTTACGGGTAACACGGAAGGAAGCACTACGTACTACGAACATGAAACAGGAGTTAATCAAGTTAATT